ACTGGCGGTGGTGCTGCTGTTACTGGCGGTGTTACAGGTGGTGGTGTTGTCACAGGCGGTGGTGGTGCTGTCACTGGCGGTGGAGCTGTTGACAATTCAGCGCTTTATCGCAACCTAGTCACGCAAGCCTATGGTGGCATTGGCCGCACAGGCTTTGGCACTGGAGCAAACCAAATTGACCAAAGCGGCTATGACTTTTGGCTCAATGCTTTAAACAGCGGCACATTGACACCAGCAACATTTAATGCTTCATTTAATAGAGCTGTTGGCCAGTACATCACTGAAAACCCTACTAATTTAATAACTCAGAATGTGCAGGCTTACAAGCCTTTCCAGAATACTGGTCTGCTGTCTCAGTCGCAAATGCAGCCCCAGTCTGTGGGCGCTCAAGCAGTGCCAACTTACCAGCCACAAAGCCTGGCTCAGAATTTCCAGAACTACATGGGCATCCCGATTGGCGCGCAATATAACCCTGCTGTGACTACTGGAGGCACATCACCTTATTCACAGATCAAAGCACTAACCCCTCAATTTGTGAATCCTTATGCCGGTGTTGTGGCCAATACGGCTATGGGTGGCTATAACCCCATGCTTTATGAGAATGTCAAACAGGCTGCACGGGCTGCTGGATCATTGGCCCCGACAGATTATCTTGTTGCTGGTGGTGATGGTGGTTCTACTAGTGGTGGCACACCAGGTGACAGTGGCCCCTCTGTTGGTGAATTTGCAAAAGGCGGTTTAATTACTGATGTTTTTGGCCCAGACCCTGCTGGTCCTGATGAGGGTCAAGTCAACATGATGCGCGGTGAATATGTCATCAAAAAATCTGCTGTCGATAAATACGGCAAGGGACTTTTGGACATGATCAATGAAGGCAAAGTGCCGGTCAAAAAAGCAAAATCATTGCTGTTTTAAGGGGAAAGAATATGTCCAAAGGTGGAAACAGCGTTAGCACAAGCTCAATTGATCCTCAGATCAAGCAGGCATTTTTAACGAACTTTGAGCAGGCCCAAGGTGTGGCCGGTGCATTGCCGGTCCAGCAGATTGCTGGCTTTAATCCAATGTACCAGGCAGGCGAGGAAGCTCTGGTCAACACGGGCCTTGCTGGCCCAGGCATTACTGGCACAGACTTGGCCGCGCAAATGGCGGCTTATGGCGGGATGTATCAGCCAAGCCAGATTGGACCGCAGCAAACAAATCTGGGACTTACTGGACCAGGATCAATTAGTTCTTACATGAACCCCTATACAGAGTCGGTGCGCGCCAACGCATTGGCTGATTTGGAGTCTGCAAGACGTTCTGCCATCCAGCAGACTGGTGAACGTGCTACACAAGCCAGAGCATTTGGTGGATCACGCCAAGGTGTGGCCGAGGCTTTGACTAACCAAGGGTTTGCCAAGCAGGCTGCCAACCTTGGGACAACTTTGAACGAGTCGGCATTTAATCAAGCTGTGGCTTTACAGCAAGGTGACATTAGTCGCAGATCAGCAGCCGACATTGCCAACCAGCAAGCAGGCTTGCAAGGCGCTCAATTGCGATTAGGTGGTGCAAGCCAGCTAGGCAATTTGGCTGCACAACAACAAGCATTGCGTCTTGGTGGCGCTCAAGCGGTCATGGGCGCTGGCGGTGCGCGTCAGGCTTTCGACCAGCAACAAGCAGATGCAATCCGCAACATTGGCCTGCAACGCCTTGGCATTGTTCAATCAAGCCTTGGTGCTACTCCGGCCAATTTGGGGATGTCAGCCAGTACGCCAAGTTCTAGCAACCCAGCAGCCGGTGCATTAGGTGGTGCATTGGCTGGTGGCCAAATGTTTGGGCCTTATGGTGCTGTGGCTGGCGGTGTTCTCGGCCTTTTAGGTAGCAGATAAGGAAGACAAAATGGCAGACTTTGATTTCGCTAATTTATTCGGTGGTGGGATGTTTGGTGGTGAAATGCCTGGTGGCACTCCATCAGGACTTGATGCACTATTGTCACAAGACCAGCGCAAGCTCTTAGGCCGCAATGCGACACTGGCAGCAGCTGCTTCATTGCTTCAGTCCAGTGGCCGTGGCCCACAGCGCATTAACCTTGGCCAAGCACTTGGATCAGCTTTGCTGGCTGGCCAACAAGGTTATCAGCAGGCTAGAGCTGGGTCACTGCAAGATTTGTTTTTGGGTCAGAAACTGCAAGAAGGCGTAAATGCCCAAAATTTGCAAAAGCAAGTCGCTGGCATATTGACTGGTCCTGCACCAACTGTATTGAGTCCAGAACAGCAGGCCTTGGCCGCGCCTATATCTGAGGCCGGACCATTTGGCCCTAAAGTGGCCCGTGCTGAACTGGCCGCAAACATTCCACAGCCAAGTGCCAATGAGATTAAAGCTGGCCAGTATCAAAGAATTGCAGATATTTATGCGGCAGCTGGTAAGGGTGAAGACGCAAAGCGCTATCAAGACATTGCCAGAGACTTAAACCCAAGGGCTGAAGTTGTTGGCCAGCCAATTGAAGTGACTGACGCTAAAGGCAATCCCATGTTAGTCCAGCAATACAAGTCTGGCGAGATTAAAACAATGCAAGGCTTTGGGCCAAAACGTGAGGTGGTGTTACAAAATCTTGGTGGCATGACTGTGGCGGTTAATAAGTCGGCACTGAAAGGTGGCGAAACATTTGCCCAGACAATGACTCCAACAGATATTGCCAACTTGCAAGTGGCCAGAGGCAATTTGGCCGTGGCCCAAGGCGGTCTTGGTTTGCGTCAACAAGAATTTTTGCGCGGTGCGACAGAGATCAGAGAAACACCAGAAGGCTTTGCCTATGTGCCAAAAGCACCAGGCGGTGCAGCCATTCCAGTCATGGCCGCTGGCGGTGAACAACTCAAAGGTGTCTCTGGCGGTAAGCCGACAGAGGGTGAAACAAATGCTGCTGGCTTTGCCCAGCGCATGGAATTGGCTCAAAGCATCATTGGCGGTTTGCCTGCTGGCTCACAACCAGGCGCGGGGACTCGAACTCTTGAGGCCATTCCCCTTGTGGGTGGTGCATTGGCTCGAAGCGGCCAAAGTGTGGAGACGCAACAATATGACCAAGCTGCGCAAGATTGGATTCGCGCCAAGCTGCGCAAGGAGTCTGGTGCGGCCATTGGTGTGGATGAGGCAAAACAAGAATATGCCACCTACTTCCCAATGGTGGGAGACACACCAGAAAAGATTGCGCAAAAAGCAGAAGCTAGGCGCGTAGTAACACTGGGAATGCAAAAATCAGCAGGCAAGGCATACACTCCTTACACACCCATAAACAGAGCTGTGACTGTGGATTATTAATATGTCATATTCAATTGTTACCAAAGATGGCATCACGATCAACAACATCCCTGACGATGTTGCCCCTGACTCTCCACAGTTAAAGGAACGGGTTGCTCAAATCAGATTAAGCGGTGGACAGGCCCAGCCTGCTGCTGCGCCAGCAATGCCACTAGACACATTGGGCCGACAAGTGGGAGCCGCTGTTCGCCCCATAGCCCAAGCGGCATTGACTGCCGGTGGATTGTTGCCCATGGTGGTTGACCCCATGGTGAACTTTTTTAACTTGGCTGCTGGAACAAGTATTCCAACGCAAACCCAAGCTGTTCAAAGGACTTTGACAGGTATGGGCTTTCCAGAAGCCAGAACACCCCAAGAGCGCATCATTCAAGATGTGTCCACTGCCGGTTATGGCACTGGTGGTGTTGCCCGTGTTGCTGGTGAAATTGCGCCAAGACTTCCTGGCTTGATTTCAGATACGGCCAAATTTTTTGCGCAAAGCCCACAGGCCCAGACCGCGGCTGCACTAACGGCATCCACTGCTGGTGGAATGTTGCGCGAAGGTGGGGCATCACCTGGCGCTCAACTTGGTGGCGCAATGTTGGCCGGTATGGTGGCCCCTGGTGGTCCAAAACTATCGCCTACACAAAGAATCTTGGAAGCACCAGGTGCATTGGTTAAGCCATTTACACAAACAGGCCGCGAGGTTATTGTTGGCAATGTCTTAAACCGACTGGCCACAGACCCAGAGCGCGCAGCACTCAATTTGCAACAGGCCCAGCCACTTGTCCCAGGTGTAAGAGTCACGACAGCAGCTGGTGCGCGTGATCCTGGCTTGGCTGCGGCTGAGACTGCTATTCGCGCATTGGACCAGTCTGGTGCATTCCCAAGCGTTTTGTCTGCAAATCAGCAGGCTTTGCTTGAGTCATTCCGAAGGCTTGGTGGCCGTGGTGGTGATGTGACCACCCCTGGTTCTATTCCATACGCTGAAGCCAAACGCACCAGCATCACAGCCCCAATGCGTGAATCGGCATTTGCCAACAAACAACCCGTCAGTATTGAGCCAATTACAAGCGCCATTTCCGGCATCATGGCCAACCCTGCAACGCAGCGCAAATCAGTCGATGAAGCGATGGGTTATGTCAACAGCCTATTGGCCAAGCGCGTTGATCCTGAGACTGGGACCATTGACCCAATGTCTTTGTACAGCGTCAGAAAAGACATTACAGATGCCATGGCTGGAAAGTTGGCAGGCGAACAAGCCAATTTGCGTCTGGCCAAAGGTCAACTCGCAGACCTATTGCCAGTCATTGACAACGCCATTGAATCTGGCGCTCCAGGCTTTAAGAACTACATGGAAAAATATGGCAAGTCATCTAGTGCCATTGACCAGATGCGCTTATTGCAGGGCATTGAGGCCAAAGTCACAACGGGCCAACCCAACCTAATGACGGGTGAGCCGGTCTTGGCAGCGTCAGCATTGCGCAGACAACTGGCTGCCAAGGCTGATGAGATTGGAACTCAATTGTCGCCAGCGGCTCAGACCCGTTTGGATAACATCATCAATGAGATCAATCGTGGTCAGGCTGCAACTGCACCAGGAGTCAAAGCGCCTGGTTCAAACACATTCCAAAACATGAGCATGGGCAATCTAATTGGCCGTGTATTTAGTGAGTCCATGGCTGACAACACCACATTGCGCACCATGACAAGGCCGCTAGACTTTCTTTATAAATTGCCTGATCAGCAGATTCAGCAATTGCTTGTTGAAGCAATGCTTGATCCCAAGCTAGCAGCAACAATGATGGGCAAGGCCAACATTATGAAAGTCGAACCAATGGCCCAATCATTGCGCAAAAAAGCCGAACAACTTGGTTTTGGCACAGCCATTGGCGCACAAGAATAACTAAGACCCAAAAAACGCGGCCACAAGTGGGTCGCGTTTCACTACCCGTCTTTTCTGCCTGCGTCTAGCCAAGCCAAAGTCTTTGTCATCTGCTGACATTTTGTCCATGTGATTTCTCCATCTCTTTGTACCAGGTATGGGGTCCGGCACTATGGCATCCACACCCTCACCCCATGACCACAGTGGCCGGTGTCTGCCATTGCAGTTGACCTTGAAATAGCCTGAGATGTGGACCAGTTTAAAGCGGTGCATATCAAACAAAACCCTCGCAGCACTTCTCCTGGCACAAAAGCACAGCTTGGCCAAGTCAAGGTCTGAGAGATTACCTTTCTTTTGTAGCGCTGCCTCGATGGCAGGCTCTACACGGGGTTTTAATCCTCTAGGCATCACTGATCTCCATTCTGTCTTTTAAGCGCTCCAGCATGGTCCTGACAACGAATGCACGGGCTTTGACTTCAGTGGGAATGGCGTGGCCATAAACCTCTGGATGAAGTAAGTCATTGACCAGGTCGAGGCAGGCATCGATGGCCGGTGGTAGGTCATTGTTCATTGAAGTTGATCTTGAATTCGTTTGCCAATCCATGCCACAACTGGCACGGCCCAACTGTTTCCAAGCGCTTTATACCTTGGCCCATCAGGTGACTCAGCTGCTTTACGCCATGGGATATTGCTGTAATTATCGGGGAAGCCCTGGAGACGTTCGCATTCAACTGGTGTGAGTCTACGCACGGCCATGGCTTGCATGACTGTAGGTTGGTTGATCGCAGGGTTGCCATCACCACGCTTCAATGTCATTGAAATGTCGCCTGTAATTGTGCCGTTGAATAGGTCTGTGCCAACTGGCTGAATAATAGCAATCACCATTGCCTCTGCCTCTACGCGCTCATTGCCTGTGCGACTGAAAGGAGGGCCGTTTGTAACGCAGGGGGCAATTCTTTGCCCCGTTTGTCTGCTCTGCGGAGTATCCCTGCGCAAGCCATCGAACTCAAAAAGAATCTCTGCGGGATTGATGTCGTCTCTAGCACTTGCGACAACGAACACACGCCTCCTGCGTTGGGCCACTCCGAAATATTGGGCATCGAGGACTCGCCACGCGACTGTTCTTTGGGGACCAAACACACAACCAGCGTTTGACCACTTGGACTCCCCCCCCCTGGCGGTTTGATCGGATCACTTTCACCGGCAAGCGCTCCAAGAAAGCAGCCGAATGCATTGTCTTTGGTGTTGAGGACTCCTGGCACGTTTTCCCAGAAGACGATTGCTGGAGCATCTCCTCGAAGAGATCGAACATGGTCAATTGCATTGGCGATACCTACAAATGTGAGTGAAAGATTGCCTCTGGCATCATCCAGAGAATTGCGAAGACCGGCCACAGAGAAGGCTTGGCATGGTGTACCACCACAAAACAAGTCTGGGGCTTCAACTTGACCAGACAGAATCTTCTCTGGCAAGAGTGTCATGTCCCCATGGTTGGGGACGTCAGGGTAGTGGTGCTTTAAAACTGCACAAGGGAATGACTCAATTTCAGACAGCCATGCAGCTGTCCATCCAAGGGGATGCCAAGCCACAGAGGCCGCCTCAATGCCGGAGCAAACAGAGCCGAACTTCATGGCGTGTTGTCCTTAAACTTTTCCAGCGCAGACACTTCAATGTGGTCCACCAAGGACTGCAAGATCATGTGGGCAATGTCCACATCAGTGCCAGCGATGTATGCGTTATTGAGGGTCATGCACTCATCATAGTCAGGCTCATAAGGTGAGCCATAAGAATCTGTCGAGCCTTTCTCTTCTGGGCTGTATTCCAGAAAGCAAGTCAGTTCAACATCTTCAATGATGGCCTTGAACTCAAAGAGACCCCTTGGGCATTGGGGTGTAGATGGGTATTTCATTGGTGGTCCTCGCATTTGTGAAATTTTGCATCTTCAGCGTCATGCCATTTGCCTTTGCAGCTGGTGCATTTGAACTCTTTTAAAGTAATGCTGACCTTTTGGCCTCT